TTATTTTAATCCACAATATGCACTAACAATAAAACCTTTTCCAGATTTATATCCAAATTTAAAAGAAGACATACCAATTATCATACAGGGTTTAAGTTTTAATGATGATTTTGATGGTGATTTAGCAAGTAGAAGAACAATTATATATACATTAGACTTTGTGATGAAGGTTAGTTTCCATGGACCAATTACAACGAGTGATATCATTCGTAAATCAATTACAGATGTATCACAAATTAAAGTTGGATTATCTGATAGTGATATACAGTCAACTAGAATCACAGTTACACCAGACCCACTAAGTACAATCGGTCTTGCAGATAGTGATTTTGGATTTACAACATTAATAGAATTGATAGGCGATAGTGCATGACAAATGATGAAAAAAATATAAAAGATGATTTTGAATACTCACGAGCAACATATTACGAACTTCTAGAAAAAGGCAAAGAGTCTTTAATGGATATGATGGAAGTTGCAAGGTCGTCTGAACACCCTCGTGCATACGAAGTATTGTCTAATCTTATCAAGAATATGGCAGATGTCAATGATAAGTTGATGGAACTTAATAAAAAGAAAAAAGATTTAGATAAAAATGAAGAAACAAAACAGGTAGGTAACACGACTAATAATTTGTTTGTCGGTACGACTACTGACTTACAGAAATTATTAAGAGATGATGAACAAGTGATTGATGTTACTAACGAGAACAATGCAGAATGAATATTATCTTGGTAACCCACTCGTAAAAAGAGATGGTGTTGTACAAGACTGGACTCAAGAAGATTTAAAAGAATATTCTAAATGTATGAAAAATCCTTCATACTTTGCAGAGAAGTATGTAAAAATTATTTCTCTTGATAAAGGTATGGTACCTTTTGAATTATATCCTTATCAGAAAAAAATGTTTAGTCATTTTAACGACAATAGGTTTTCCATTGTCCTTGCGTGTCGCCAGTCGGGCAAATCTATATCTGCGTGTGCATATCTACTTTGGTTTGCCTTATTTAATCCAGATAAAACAATTGCTGTTATGGCAAACAAAGGTGCAACTGCAAGAGAAATGTTAGGTCGTATCACTCTTATGTTAGAGAATCTACCTTTCTTTATTCAACCTGGTTGTAAATCTCTCAACAAAGGTTCTATAGAATTTTCAAACAATTCACGAATAGTTGCGGCCGCTACATCAGGCAGTTCTATTCGTGGTATGTCTGTTAACTTACTATATCTTGATGAGTTTGCATTTGTTGAACGTGCCGCTGAATTTTATACATCAACATATCCTGTGGTATCTGCTGGTAAAGATACAAAGATTATTGTAACATCTACTGCGAATGGTGTTGGTAATGTGTTCTATAATATCTGGCAAGGTGCAGAACAAAATGTCAATCAGTTTAAATCATTTAGAGTTGATTGGTGGGACGTGCCTGGTCGTGATGAACAATGGAAGATATCTACTATTGCAAATACATCACAACTGCAGTTTGACCAAGAGTTTGGTAATACATTCTTCGGTACAGGTGATACATTAATTAATGCAGAAACATTAATGAAGTTAAAAGCAAAAAATCCTATTGAAGCACTAGAAGGTGGAAACCTACTAGTCTATGAAAAGACTGAAAAAAATCATTCGTACATCATGACTGTTGATGTATCAAAAGGTAGAGGTCAGGATTATTCTACTTTTACAATAATCGATATATCTACTTCGCCTTTTAGGCAAGTGGCGGTGTATCGCAACAATGTTATTTCTCCGATACTCTACCCTAACATTATATATAAGTTTGCGAAAGTCTACAATGATGCGTATATTGTTGTAGAAGCAAATGACCAAGGTAGTATTGTATGTAATGGATTATATCATGACTTTGAATACGAACATATGTATCTTGAATCTGCAGTAAAGGCCGATAAGATTGGTGTAGAAATTAATCGTAAGTCAAAAAGAATAGGTTGCAGTTCATTCAAAGATTTACTTGAAAATAATAAGTTAGAAATAGTTGACCAAGATACAATTGTAGAAATATCTACATTTGAGGCAAAAGGTCAATCGTACGAAGCAACTCAAGGTAATCATGATGACTTAGTAATGAATCTTGTATTGTTTGGTTATTTTGTGTACACAGAAGCATTTCAAGATTTATCTGATATTAATCTCAAAGAAATGTTATTTGAAGATAGAATGAAACAGATTGAAGAAGATGTTGTGCCATTTGGTTTTCATGATGACGGTTCTGCGTGGGTTGATGAAGAAGATAGAAAAAGTCAGGAATGGTTTATCACATATGATTATGAAAGAGAGCAAGATTATTGACACTAGAACATGGACTTTTTGTACCTTCTAGAATACCAGAACTATTAGGACTCGTATCAATTGTCATAAGTCCAACAGACTTGTGTAATAGAACGTGTAGTTTTTGTCCTCATTCTATGGGTTTTCCAAATAAAAAGAATTATATGCACATAGTTCTCGCAAATAAACTTGCAGAAGAATTATCTGAACTTAAGTGGGACGGTGTGATTAGTGTATCAGGATATGGTGAACCATTATTACACCCAAACATTGACAATATTATTAAAGCATTTACATCAAGAGGTATATCTACACGACTGATTACAAGTGGTGATAGAATATTAAATGGTAAATTTACACCAGAAGAAATAGATAGTTGGGGTCTGTTGTCTATAAAGATTGATTGTTATGACGGCCAAGATGATGTAGATAAGATGAATAAGATACTCAAAGATTTAAAAACATACAAAAGAATTACGACTGGACCTACAGATTTATCAAATCGTGCAGGTTATTTGTGGTTTGCAAACAATATGAAGAAACCTTGTTATCAACCATCACTCAAATCTATTGTTGATTGGAATGGTGATGTGTATGTTTGTTGTGAAGATTGGTCTAAAGAAACATCATTTGGTAATGTATACAAGCAATCTTTTTCTTCTATATGGTTATCAGAAGAACTGCACGATATAAGAATGAGATTACAAAATGGTATAAGAACATTTTCTGCATGTAAAAATTGTAATATATTACCAGAAAACTCACAGAATGAACGAGAATCAATTCAAATTTGGGAAAACTATAAATATATGTAAATTGAATATAACCGTATCATGAGAACATATAATTAGTAACCGAAAATAAGGAAAAAATAATGGCACTTTCAACTCCTTCCGAATCTCCTGCGGTTGTAGTCAAAGAAATTGACCTCACTAGTTCTGTACCTGGTGTTCAGAGTACAACTGGTGCGTTCGTAGGAAACTTTAGATGGGGGCCTGTTGGACAAAGAGTGCAAGTATCAAACGAAACTGAACTCGTTAATGCTTTTGCCAATCCAGACTCCTATAATACAATAGATTTTCATACGGCTGCTTATTATCTAAAATATGGTAATAATCTTCAAGTTGTTCGTGAGTCAACAACTGGAACAAAAACAGCACACGGAAGTCTATTTAATACACCTTCTGACTCAGCAGGTGATGGTATCGAAATTGACAACAAATCAATTTTTGATGCTAACATATCAACACTAGAGGCCGCAGGTTATACCTTTATTGGTAGATATCCTGGTCAACTAGGAAACAGTTTAAAAGTAAGTATATGTCCTGGCGCAGATTCCGCTGGTGCGGTCTTTAATGGTTGGACATATAAATCTTCATTTGACGCATATCCAAGCACTTCAACATATGGGTCAAATAGAAGTGCAACCAATGATGAAATGCATATCGTGGTCATTGACCAAGATGGTGATTTCACTGGTACTGCCGGCACAGTTCTTGAAAGATTCCCTTTCGTATCTCAGGCCGCTGATGCTAAAGCACCAGAAGGAACATCAATCTTTGCAAAAGATGTAATCAACGAAACTTCTGAATACATCTATATGCTAAATGCAGTCGATTCAACTCACACAAACTTCGGTTTAAATGCCGCTAGTACTACATTTACTGGCACAGCAACAACCGATATCGAACTTACAAGTGGTGTCAATTCTGGTACTCTTACTAATACAGAAGTATTAGCAGGATTTGACCTATTTGAAGATAAAGATGTAGTCGAAGTTGATTTCTTAATTGCACCAGATGCCACAGGTTCTGCTCACACAACTATTGTGAATGACCTTGTATCAAATGCTGCCGCAAGAAAAGACTGTATCGCAGTTGCTTCACCAAAAAGAAGTGATATTGTTGGACAAACAAATGCCGCAACAATCACAACTAATATTGAAACAACAGCAAATGCATTGACAAACTCATCATACTTAGTACTTGACGGTAACTACCTAAAAGTATATGATAAGTATAATGACCAATACATTCAGATTCCAGCATCTTCATCAACCGCTGGTATAATGGCCGCAACAGACAGAGATAGAGCGCCTTGGTTTAGTCCTGCAGGACAAAGAAGAGGTTCTTATCTTGGTGTAACTGCGATTGATTATATACCGACTAAAGCACAAAGAGATACTTTGTACAAAGCAGGTGTTAATCCAGTTGCCAATATACCTGGTCAAGGAATTGTATTGTATGGTGATAAAACCAAACTTGCAAGACCTTCTGCGTTTGACAGGATAAATGTTAGAAGACTATTCTTGGTACTTGAAAGAGCAATTTCAAGGGCCGCAGAAACAGTTCTTTTTGAATTTAATGACGAATTTACCAGAGCAGAATTCGTAAATATTATTGAACCACTACTTCGTGAAGTACAAGGTAGAAGAGGTATTACTGACTTTAGAGTTGTCTGTGATGAAACAAACAACACACAAGCAGTAATAGACAGAAACGAATTTGTCGCATCAATCTTCATCAAACCTGCACGTTCTATCAACTATGTAACACTTAACTTTGTTGCAGTTAGAACTGGCGTAGACTTTACTGAAGTCGTAGGTACGGTTTAAGGAGGTAACCAATGGCTATACTAGGAGTAGACGACTTTAAAGCAAAACTTCGTGGCGGTGGTGCTCGTGCCAATTATTTTAAGGCAACATTAAACTATCCTGCGTATGCAAATGGAGACCCAGAATTGTCTTCATTTATGTGTAAAGCGGCCCAATTACCTGGGTCAACATTTGGTTCAATAGATGTTCCTTTTAGAGGAAGAATATTAAAGATGGCAGGTGACAGAACATTTGATACATGGTCTGTTACAATCATCAATGATACAGACTTCGCTATTAGGAATGCTATGGAAAGATGGTCAAACGGTATTAATGGATTTAAAACTAATACTGGTTTAACATCACCAATAGACTACGAAGCAGACTTAAAAATTGAACAATTAGACAGAAATGGCGATTCTTTAAAAACTTATATATTCAGAGGTTCATATCCACTGAATATTGGTCCTATCGAATTAAGTTACGATACGACTAACGCAATTGAAGAATACACAGTCGAGTTCAATTATCAATACTGGGAAGCATTGGCACCAGTGCCAACTACTTCTTAATATTGTACTAAATATTACTAAAGGGGGTCGAAAGACCCCCAAAGTAACATAGGAATTTCATATGGCAGAAGAAAAAGGCTTTACATTATTTGGATTTGAGATAAAGAGGCAGTCTAATAAAGACGACACTATGAAAACTAGACCGTCTATTGTTCCACCAAGGGACGAAGATGGTGCAGGTTATATTACTGCTTCTGGTTCATATTACGGACAATATGTAGATATAGAGGGTAACGATAAGGTTAAAGACCAAAAAGACCTTATTATGAAATATCGTGGTGTGTCTATGCACCCCGAAGTTGACGCCGCTATTGAAGATATTGTTGACGGCGCAATCACATCAGGTGAAACATCACAGTCTGTTGATATTATTTTAGATAATGTTGATACAACAGACCAAATCAAAAAGACAATTAAAGAAGAATTTGACAACGTTTATAGTATGTTAAACTTTGATGAAAATGGGCATGATATATTTAGAAAATATTATGTTGATGGAAGATTATATCATCATCTAGTTGTGGATGAAAAGAATCTAAAGGCAGGTGTTCAAGAAATAAGACCTATAGATTCTGCAAAAATAAGAAAAGTAAAAGAAGTTAAAACAAAGAAAGATGAGGCAACTGGTGCAAAGATTGTTACTGCAGTCAACGAGTACTATGTCTATCAAGAAAAACCTGGCCAACAAACATCAGGTATTAGACTTACAGAAGATTCAGTTAACTATGTAACTTCTGGTTTATTAGACGAACAACGTAAAAAAGTTATATCATATCTTCACAAGGCATTGAAACCAATCAATCAGTTAAGAATGATGGAAGATGCACTTGTTATTTACAGACTAGCAAGGGCACCTGAAAGAAGAATATTCTATATTGATGTTGGTAACTTACCGAAAGGTAAAGCAGAAGAATATATGAAACAAATTATGTCTAGGTATCGTAACAAACTTGTTTATGATGCAAACACAGGACAGATTCGTGATGATAGAAAACATATGTCAATGCTCGAAGATTTCTGGTTACCAAGACGAGAAGGTGGTCGAGGAACTGAAATCTCTACACTACCAGGTGGTGATAATCTAGGACAGATAGATGATATTCTTTATTTCCAAAAAAGATTATATCGTTCTTTGAATGTACCTGTTAACAGATTAGACCCAGAAAATAATGCATTTACACTTGGTCGTTCAAATGAAATTAACAGAGATGAAATTAAGTTTCAAAAGTTTATTGACAGACTAAGAGGTAGATTCTCATATCTATTCAAAGATATACTGAAGAAACAATTGATGTTAAAAGGTATTATTACTGAAGAAGATTGGGATTTATGGAAAAGTGATATCATTGTAGACTATCTCAAAGACAATAACTTCTCTGAATTAAGAGAAGCAGAGTTGACTAGAGAAAGAGTACAGTTACTTGACCAAGTACAAAACTACATAGGTGAATACTATTCAAGAGAATGGGTAATGAAAAACATTCTTATGTTCTCTGAAGAAGATATTCAAACTATGCAACAACAAATTGCCGCTGAAAAAGAAGCAATGGGTGGTGATGAAGAACAACCACCAGAAGATGAAGACTTTTAAAAAGGAGTAAATTATGGCAGATAATACATTAACAGCAGACTTGATTGATGACATTTTGAAAGGCAATTTAAATGCCGCTGAAAATGCCTTACATCAAACTCTGACAATAAAACAAAATAATGCACTTGACCAAGAAAAGATAAAACTATCTGGTCAAATATTTAACAATCAACCTATAGAAGATGAACTTGAAGTAGATGAAGAAGAATTTGAAGAGTTATCTGATGAAGAACTAGAAAATCTTGCTGATGAGGCAGATGATGAAGATTTACTAGATGATGAAGATTTAGATGATGAGACCAGTGAAGATGAGGAAGACGAATAATACTTGTATACTAATACCTGTACGACTTAAAAGCACAAGACTACCAAGCAAACCTTTATTAGATTTAGATGGTAAATCTATGATTCGTACTGTCTTTGACAAGTGTGAAAGTTTTGGTTATGATACGATTGTTGTTACAGATTCACAAAAAATTGCAGATGAAATACCTGAAGATAATGTTGTTATCACAGAAGAAAACTATGATAATGGCACAGATAGACTTATGCATAATGTCATTGATATAATAAAATATGATAATTATATTAATGTTCAAGGTGATAATCCTGATGTTACAAAGAATATTATCAAAACAATAGAAACAAAACTAAGTGATTCGTTAGTTGTTAACGCATTTACAGGACTAAGTCAAGAAGAAAAAAATGATAGAAACTGTGTTAAATGTGTTGCGAGTAATGATATTATACATTGGTATACACGAGCAGATATAAGTTATGGTTATAAGACATTAGGATTTCACGGATACAAACAAGGTACATCAGAACTATGGAAAAAGTTTAAAAAATATAAAGAAGAAATGGGTGAAGGTATTGAACAATTAAGATGGATACAAAACAATATTACATTAAAAGGTGTATATGTTGAGTTTGATGGTATAGAAATTAATACAATAGAGGATTATCATAAGTGGCAAGAAACACATGGAAAGACCGTACAAAGGCCTTTCTAGTTGAACATAAACATTTGAATAAAAATATACCTTACGACAGACAGATATCAGAAAGATGTAAGTCTATATTAAGTAATGCAGATTTTTGTAGATTGCCAAATGAATCTGTCGTCTATGATTCTATATGTGATTACTATAATCTATCAATTGATAATGTTAGTGTTGGATTTGGTGCAACTGAATTATTAGAAAGGTTGTTACGAATCTATCACGACCACACGTTTTACATACATGAACCATCATACGAAATGATTGGTGTTATGTGTAAGTATATGAATATTAAAACACATAGTCTTGATTCTCTACGATACAAATACGATATCAAAGGTCTAGGTTATTTCAAAGACTCTAAGAATATACTTTATATTGCTAATCCTAATGGCAATAGTGGTGAGATAAACGACTTATTACCTATATTTAAGAACTACAAATATGTTATAGTTGATGAAGTGTATGCAGATTTTGATAACACAACATACAGTTTATCTGCAGACAATGTTATTGTTGTGAAAAGTTTTAGTAAGTCTTTAGGTCTTGCAGGATTGCGTTGTGGGTTTGCAGTTGCAAACGAAGAAATAACAAACCAACTACAGGAAATAAGACCTGTCTTTGTATGCAATACTGCAAGTGAGATGATTATACCAGAACTAATAAAAGAAACTAGACATGTAAACAATAGATGG